TCGTTTAACTGCGTGTCGCAGGGAACTGAAAAGGAAACTGGACACGCAACGCATTCGTTATGAAATAGTGAAAAAGCTGCAAGGTATCTTCAACGATGCCTATTTGCTGGCAAAAAAAGGGAAGGACACCAAAGAGGGGGAAAAGTGGGCTCGCGTCGCTGCATACGCGGCTCAGACGATCGACGGACTTTGCTCAAAGTTTGATGAAAGACAGCTCGACGAAGACCTGATTACAGTTGAGAGGCTGATGAATGAAGCAAAGGCAAAGAGCGAAGACGAAACGATTGAAAAGGGAAATGGCTGAACGCAGAAGCCTCCCAAGTCTGCCGATGGACAAGTGTGAGTTTTTTCAGAATGTTCTCAGGATCAAACCCTTTCCTTACCAAGCCGATTTTTTGAGCGATCCAGCTCCGCTCAAGGTTCTACGATGGCCCCGTAGGGCTGGAAAGACCATGATGATGTCTGGTGACGATCTTTTCTATTCAATGCACTGTCCAAATTCTAAGATTATTGTAACGATGCCGAAATTTCAGCAGATCAATGAAATCTACTTTCAAGCCTTTCACGAACACTTGGGTCGGATGAAGAGCGACTTATATGATGCCTATGTTCAATCTGAGTTGCAAACGATAATACGTTTCAAGAACGGAGCGATTATTTTGGCCGAAACGCCGCAACCTTATACTGTTCGAGGTCACGGTCCAAATAAGATCAGCATCGATGAAATGAATTTCATCCGTCAAGACGAGGATTTGTGGCTTAGCGCGCTTTTGCCGATGACGTTGACGCAGACTGTTCAGATCAACGTCGCGAGCACGCCCTGGAACAAAGACAGCGTCTATTACAAGATGTGCTATGACAAGAGTTTCAGGATTTTCAGCGGCAACATCTTCGAGCACGATCCTCCCAGGTACTTCTTAACTTGGAAAGACGTGTTGAAGCCAAACGGACCTTTAGACCCGTACCAAGTTGAAGTGATGCGGGAACAATACGCAGGAGATCCTTGGCGTTGGAAGCGTGAGATGGAAAGCAGCTTCGTCGACGACGAGACGTCATTCCTGCCTAGCAGTCTCATAATCAAATGTCAGAACGCGGAGCTTCAGTTTGCTAAGTTTGAAGACAGTCTCCAGGGCGATTTCTTTCTTGGCTGGGACCTTGGGCGCGAGCGGGATCATAATGCCGTCTCAATAATCCAGAAAGAGGCTGATGTATGCCGCTCGGTACTCTGCAACAAGTTTCCTCTTGGAACGCCTTACGTGACTGTGATGGCTTACATCAAGTCTCTATGTGACCGTTGGAAAATGGTGAGAGCTGTCTATTACGATCACACGGGCACGAAGGGTATGGATGAAGAGATAAACAAGGCTGGCTTCCCTGGTATCTTCGGCGTCGATTTTACGCCTCCGACGAAGCATGGCATGGCTATGACGTTGAAAGAGTTAATGATGTCAAGCCGGGCATCTGACAAGAATTTGCCTCTTCAAGATGGGCGGCGCCGGTTTGAGTTGCCGTTTGACCAGGATTTCCAGGCAGAGCTTAACGTCGTCCAATGGGAGCAGCGTCCTGGCAGCGAATTATACAGTTTCAGTCACCCGGAAGGTTCGCATGATGACCGGTTCTGGGCTACGTGCCTGGCCGTCTATGCAGCTTCAAAGATGATTGTCCGAAGAGGGTCCGTGGATTTCGGCACTGTCGGCGAAAAGTAATGTTTGGTCGAAAAAAGAAGACTGAGCCTCAAATTCGTACGGGGCGCGTCGATATTGAAGGGAAAGGTAGCGGTGCGTACCTGGTGGCCAGCACTGAGACGGGAGCCACGGTTGCTCAGTCAAGGATTCGAGGAAGGCTTCAAGAAGCCAAGTTGATTGAGGCGACCGTGAATCCGGCTACCGCTGTGAAAGTTCCTGTTGGCGCCGTAAGCGGTTATGAGTACCCGGAAGACTTCAACGATTTCCAAGACTACCTGGACGCGTACAATTACATTCCGTTCGTCGCTCGTGCTATCGACATCAAACAGTTTATGACTTGGCAGATGGGCTACGACCTAGAATCTGAAGACGAAGCCAGCAAGAAAGCGATCACTCAGTTTTTGACGAAGATCCAGGCGGACACTGTTATTCGAGACGGCAACCTTTTCGCTCTTCTCTTCGGGAATATGTACTGGAACATTCAGAAAGACGAGAAAGAGTATTTGCGCCCGCTAAACCCGATGGGTATGGGTTTGAAGCTTGACTCGAAATCTGTTATCACTGAGTACCGTTATGAAGTCAAGATGGGGAAAATCGAGCGGTTCAAGCCTGATGAGATTCTTCATTTAAAGATTCATGCCGAGCCCTGGAACAAGTTTGGCGTCAGCACTCTTCGAAGAGTCCTTCCGACTGTGAAAGCTCTCCTCTTCATGGAGGAAAAGCTCCCATGGATTGCCCGACGTCGTGCAGACCCGTTGTTACTTCTGAATATTGGAACGAAAGACGCGCAAGTCGATGATGAAAGTTACAAACGGATCAAGAATGACATAGTGAATCGGAAGCCGGGCGAGGACATTTTCAATCAGAACCAGATCATTGAGTCTGTCCAAGAGATTTATCAGAGTGCGAGTGTCGGAGGCCGCCAGACTGTTGAGCCGATTATCGCTCATTTCGTAAGGAATCTTGTCGCAGGCCTCGGCGTTCCTGAGCCAGCTTTGGGGTTTGGTGGGACGACGACGATGGCGACGGCTGACTACCAGGAGAGGATCCTGCAGAGCGAGATCCGGGATTATCAACGCGGTCTGAAGCGTCTTCATGAGTCTGTGATTTTCCCTCTGGAGAAGACCTCGAAGCCGGTGAAACTTGTCTGGAGACCTTTGACTGAGGAGGATAAGGCGACTTTGAGCAAGATGTTGCAGGGCGAGGTTGAGCATGCGATGGTTTCGCCAGCGTTTGCGAGCAAGCGGCTGGGATATCCGGATGATGCTCGGAAGGGCGTTGTGATTGACAGTAGGCTCGTTCCAACAACGATAGCGAATGACGCTGCTGCAGAACGTAAGAAGAGGATTGAAGTTTATGGGAAACTCGCGGCAAGTCTTGATGAAGAGGCTGCTCGTTCTCGAAAGCCTGCGTGAGTTAACCTACACGTTCATGTATGTTGCGATCACTGACGATGCGACGTGCCAGGCTTGTTTGAAAAATGATCTCCGGATTATGACCGGTGAGGAAGCTGAGCGCGCCTTTCCGAACCTGTTGAAGGGTCCGAATGATTTTGCCTGGTATCCGAACGTGCACCCGCATTGTCGTTGTATTTTGATCTTGCTCGAGGCAGGATTCTAATGCCGAAACACCCAGACTTTCAGAAAATCTATAACGCTTTCATGTGGCGGTACTGTCCAGACCACAACGAATGCGACACCGGGAAAGGCTACTATTACGGCTGGCTGAAGAATATGGGCTTGGACGACACTAAGCCGTATCAGAGGCCGCAGGAGAAATTCAGTTGGATCGAGCCGTACTTCAAGTATCTGAAAGAAGACGAGTTTGCGAAGTATTTCAAGGTCGAGGCGCTTTTCCCGCTTACCAGCATGAATGATAACATATACACGGCTGACGAGTTACTGAGGGGAACTAGGACCCTCATTGGCAAGACGCCTAACTGGAACCATACGCCGGAGATGGCTCCAGAAGTACAAGTTTATGATGCGGACTACGAAGGCGACTGCGCAGAGTGTCTGTTAAGGGTCCTCAAAGGATCAAAGGCTCTCCGGGAGATCGAGTGCGGTAACGTTGTGCACGTAAGCGTTGAGATTGATTGTCTTCGCGGGTCTGAGTGGACGCCGGAAGGCTCGACGTGTAGAGGGCTCGTCTTCACAGGCCTTGCCCTTCTAACAAAAGACGTCCTGCCAGGTGTGCCCTTGACCCGTATTATGCCAGTTGAGAAACTGGTTGAATCCTTCACAGTCACAGATGTGACCAAGATGAATGAACAAAACAATTCTAATCCGCCTCCACAAACCGACCCGCCTCCACAGACTCCGCCTCCTCCAGGAACGAGTCCTCCAGAGCCTTCTGGACAGCAAGAAGCTGAATGGACCGCAGCGTACATCAATGACCTTCCAGATTCAAGTTTCGCCGTGATCGAACCCGCTTACCCGGAAAAGACCCAGGATAAACAGTGTCGGCATCTACCGTACAAGGACAAGGATGGAACAGTGGACCTCGACCACTTGCGGAATGCCCTCGCGAGAATGAACCAGATTGAACCGGTGACAGATAGCATCAGCGCACCAGAACTCCGGGCGAAGGCTCAACACGTCTTGATTGCCGCTGCCAAAGCCGCCGGTGTCGGAGACTATGAACTCTATCCATACCTGAAGATTCAGGATCTTCAAGCGGAGATGCATGCGTTGCAGCAAGTTGTCTTTCAAGGTTTTGAAGACTTGAAGAAGCCGAAGGATCCTCCGAAGGAAGAACCGAAGAAGGAGCAGCCGTGCAAGTGTGTCCTAACGAAAGAAGGGTTCTGGGCTCGTTTTCACCAGTTGCGGCAGGAAGGCGCCAGCAAGAGCGAGGCTTTCAGGCTTGTGAGCCTGGAAGTTATTGAAGCTGCAAGTAAGAAAGCATAGTCCTAGGTTTTCAGTGTCTAGTTTGCGGTGGGTTGACCCTCCGACCCCTAAGGGTGAGCTCGAGGGCGAAATGTGGGTCATGAACGGTTTGGAGGAATAGAATGGAAGACAAGCAGATTCAAGAAGCTTTCAAGACGATAGACGACAGAATCGGCAAGGTTCTCGATACACTCGTTTCCAAAGAAGACTTATCGCCGTATTTCCATTTGACGGCACGCGAAATCTTTGCTGCGCAGAGGAAGCGAAGTCTCGTTGAGAAACTGAGAGGTTTCAATGATAGCGACGCTGCGAAGATGACAGTGAAAGAGTTGCTCTCAACCACGGGCAACATCGCGCTCCCAACGACCGTGCAGGCCAGGGCTCTCCTGGAACTCAACAACTGGTCAGATCTTCGAGAGATCTGCATGACTGTTGATGTTCCGAAGGGCGGGGGAAAAACCATTGATACTCAGGTCCTAACGCAGCCGGCTTACTCAGATTGGACAGAAGGCTCAGCTCTCGCCGCCGCTGACCCAACAGTTGCGAAAAGAACCGTGACACTTGCCTCGTTCGGCAAGGTAACTCAGATTTCTGATTTGCTCGCAAACACGTCTGCCCTGAATTTTGTCGAGCAACTCGGCAGGATCCACGGCGGATGCGTTCGCCAGGGCATTTTCACGAAAGTCGCTGTGGCCTTGTCTGCCGGTGCCGGTAACACGATCAGCGCAGGCGCAACTTCAGTACTCACATTCACCGACGTCCGAAACGCGATCAAGCTCAATGCTGCAGACGGTTTCATCGCAGACTTCATCGTAACATCGCCAAGCAACATGTGGACAGCTTTCAGCACGAGCGACGCGATGACACAGTATTACGGCAGCCTCAACGACCTGATGAAGAGCGGTCTAGGAATGAAAGCCCATGCCTTAGGCCTTGACTGGTACGCAGACCCGTACTTTGACACCGTGTTCCCAGCAGCTAACAAGAAACTCGCTTACGTCGGTCTCAAAGGCCAAAGCTCGATTTGGGCAGCTCTCCAAAATGAGCCGACAGTTGAAGTCTACCGTGTCCCAACGGAGCTAGGAAGCTACATCATAACTCACATGGACGGCGGCGCTCAATACGGCAGCGCAAACAGCATCTGCACAATCACGTATCAAAGCTAGTCTACAGATACTTTTCGCTAGTCTCTTCCCCCCTTTTCCTTGGGAAATTTCATGTTTCCTCGTTCATAATGACTAATTGTTCATCCGGGACGCATGGACTCTGGCTTGACATGCAGGACATTTCGAAGCCTCTCCTAAAACTGAGTCCCGTCGAAATCCGAGCCCTTGCGTACAATATAACGCCGTTCTACAAGTTGAATGACCATATTTTGTATGGGTTCGACCAGAGCGGGAACACGTTTGCAGTTTACAGTCTCCCGGAACCGACCGATAGAAAACGGTCCTGGTGGGCGCGTTTACTCGGTGCGCCTGAGTGTGTCAATCTTTGCGATTACAATCTGTTGCGGCGTCACACGACGTGCGGCGTCTGTCGGCAGAAGAAGATCAAGGAGGGCAAGCTTCCTCCTGTCGTGCCCGTCACGGTTTACGTGCTGTCGATGGGGCGGGATCGTCAGTTTAACCGGCTCCAGGGTTGGCTTGTGAAGAAGCTACTGGCCTTGGTTGAGTTTATCGCTTTATGGCGTGAGCAACATGACAGAAAACAAAGTTAGTATTCCAGACAGGATTCTCTCTTTGAAGTGGTGGCAAGCGACGATCATGATAGTGTCGATTCTGATCGCTGCGGGATGGGCTGCTCATGAGGGCGCAAACGTCAACGTTACAGTTGACGTCGACGCTCGAGTCTCAGCGATCGAGAAAACCTTGAACATGCCAGTCAACAGTACTCTCTCAGCTTTCAGGAAAAGCAACAGTTACCTGGTAAGCCTCGTCGATGCGTACGCATGTCTTCAATCCGGGACCAACGCCAGCCTTCGAGAGTACAGCACGAACCATACGATGATTATTGATGATGGTCTTGGAAACGCGTCAGTTTCAGGCGGCAGTGTCTATATTGCTGAGGGCGCGTATTCAGCTTCTGTCATTTTGAAGACGAACACGAGGCTCGTCATCGAGAAGGGCGCAACCGGGATCACCGTCACGAGTGTGGCTGCCGGGGCAAACTGTATCCTGGACGATTTCAACAGCGGCGTCTTCAAGTACTACAAGAACGGCGCCTTGTACACGCAGTTTGACTATGCGAATGGGACTCAGTTTTGGTGGCAGGGCGAGAATAGAACTGGAGTCTTAGAGAACAGTATCAGTTTTTCAATCATTCAAATTTCTGATACTCAATTCCTCAGCTCCTGGAGACCGACGTACTGGTCTAACTTGACCGCTTGGATCTTGTCTTATTCTCAGAGTAACCCTCTTGCGATGGTTATTCACACGGGCGACATCGTTGATAACGGGTCTGACACGACGCAGTGGACCAGGGCAAACACGTCAATGGGCACGCTCCTGGATAACGGGGTCCCGTATTCTTGGGATGCGGGCAACCATGATCAGCAGCCGCAAGACGACCCGAACAGCTATTGGCTCGGCCAAAACTACCTCTCCTTCAACGCGACTTACATGTCCTCAAAATCGTATTGGGCTGGCAGTCAGTTTGCGGGGAAGAGCACAGCAACAAAGTTTTCGTATGGCTCGCGAGACTATATCGTAATCAACCTCGAATACTTCGCAAACACGACAGTTATTGCCTGGATGAAGAGCTTAATCTCTTCAAACCCGACGTCTAACATCATCGTCGCAACTCATGCGTACCTGAGCGTCGAAGCCTCAGACTACTTCACGAGCGGCGGGTCCACGTGGGCAGAAACTCTCTGCCACACTCTTGATGACTATTCGAACGTCTTCATGGTTCTCTGCGGCCACAACTACGAAGAATCAGGAATCAGTTTCGCGAAAAGAACGCCTGCAGGGCGAATGGAACTTCTTTACGACGAGCAAGAGACAGACACAGAAGCTGGCGCAGACTCTGCGAGGATCTACGAGTTTACGGCAGTCGGGAACTTACTCAGCGTGAAAGCACAGACGTACTTCGTCTACAATAACACGTACATCCAGGATAAGACGAACTACTTCCAATTCCCCGTCGTCGTCAGCTATGGACAAGTGGCAAGCCAGATCCCAGCGACGTACGTGGTAACCGGAAACGGTTATCGGTACTACGCGTACTTCGGCGCAAACAACTCGCTCTTCGTTTCCAGTAGCAATGCAATCACGGTCTCAGAATATGTTTTCGCAAACTTGACTTCGGGAAGGACCTGGAAAGAAAAGGTCGTCTTCAAAGGAAGCTTCGTTTTCTGGGGACACCTGGAGCCGTATTCGTACACGATTATTGACATGACTGAAGCAAACGCAACAGAAATGGGAGGCACAAACAGCCCGCTCGCAGTCATCAACTCGACTGTTCATGATATCGAAATCATCGGCGGATCCTGGAATCAAAACGCGACCGCGCAATCTGGAGGAAGCGGAATTGACATCAGAGGAAGCAACGTCGACGTCCGAAACATCTACATGACAAACGTCTATGACTACGGCCTGGACGTCGAACACAACGAGAACATACGGATCCTTGACTCGACTTTCGCCAATTGCTCTGGAGATGATGACGTCTCAATCCATAACTCTAAAAATGTCCTCATCGACCACGTGCTCAGCATAAACCACACCGGGTCCCTTGCCGGCGCAAGTTACAGCGGCTTCGAAATCGAAGATGGATCCCAATATGTAATTGTTTCTAACTCGATCGCCTGGTTCCCGAATCAGACAACGACAAACCACTTCGGCTTTCACTTGCACATAAACGCAAATGATGAACCGACACCAAGCCACTGCAAATTCATCGGAGACCAAGCGATCGGAATGGGCAGCCACGGCTTCGCCGTCGACGGCACAGCAACGAACCCTGTTAACGGTTCAACCAACGAGTTTGACGACTGCGAATCAGATTTCGCATATCTCTATGGCTTCAGATTCCAAAATGGCGTGAATATCACAGTCAACGGCGGCTCAGCAACCAACGCGAGACACCTAACGCAAGGAGTCGGAGTTTTCATCGGCTCAAACTGCGAGCACATCACTATCCGCGGCCTTACCTGTAACAATAATCCGGTCTGCGACCTCAAAGTCTACGACACAACAGGAGTGGATACGGTCTTTGAATACTGCGATCTCCAGAGTGCCGTCAAGATAATAGATGAAGGCCTTCGGACCGTTCGTCATCACTGCAGCGGGTATCCAGACCCTTACACGCAGCTTGTCTACACGGTCGGCGGGATCGATGGAAGTAACGCCTTTGCGACGGCTGGCCGCTGCTTCCTCGTTCCCATCGAGATTCCATTTGACTGCTACATCAATAAGCTCGGGGTCGTTTGGGCAACAACGTCAACGGGAAACGTGACTCTTGGCTTGTACAAGAGCAGCAGCAACAGTCCAGGTAGCCAATCGCTCGCTGTTCAAACTGCGAACACAGTGAAGGGAGCGACTTGGAATGCCCAGGAGATCAGCATCACAGAAACGTTCGTACACGCAGGCGTCTATTTCCTAGGCGTCGAAAGCGATGAGACAACAAGTGTCCTTCTCCGGGCAGCGAACCCGTCAAGGTTCAACAGTGGAACGTACAAAGCTTTCTATTTTGACGTGGCAGGCGGGTATGGGACTCTTCCGGATCCAGCTCCAGCAGTTATCGCGAGCACGACAGTGATCTCTGGCGGGTACGTGATTATCTCAAGGGTTCCATGAGGTTCTGAAATGGCGACTGTAATCAGGGGAACGGCAACAGTCATAGCAGAACAAACATACGTGACTGTCCCGCATGGCCTTTCGGCCACACCAGATCTTGAAGACATTACGTTGCAGCCTCAAGACGATCTCCAGGGGCGGGATTATTGGCCTAGCAACGTGACGTCGACAACTTTCAGAATCAACATCAGCTTCATGGACATGGCAGCCCACGTCTTCGGGTACACTATTATCACGGACCTTTCGATCGCAGCTCCAACGCCCGCGCCCTACTGCACGAAAGCCGACGTGAAGGCTTACAGCAAAATCGCGTACACGGACCTTGGTTACGCGACGGACGGCGATTTTGACACGTTTCTTGACAGTCTCATTCTTCTTGTTCAAGCGATCATCGAAAACTATTGTCACGCGCCTTCAAGCTTCTTCACAGCCTCCGGGAAGACGATAACAAACGAGCTGCAGGATTATCATGAACCATGGATTGACCTTAGGTACTATCCGATCCTTTCTGTCTCGAAGGTCGAGTACAACAGTCAAGGCTACGGAGTTGCGCCTTCCTGGGTAGAGCTCGCTTCTGTTGACTATATCATCAATACTTCAACCGGGCAAGTTGAGCTTGTCAACTACGTGCCTGCGATCGCTGAGCAGAGCGTTCGAGTATCTTACGTTGCTGGCTACGTTGCGACGCCGGATCTTGTTGAGTACGTGTGTATCCAGGCATGCAGCAACGTCTTGCATGGCATTCTCCAGAGGAAGTTAAGCCCTGTCACTCGAGCTGACGACGTCAACATCAAGGTTCTAGTTCCCGAATCCTTCACGACGGAGCTCAGGGCTATGCTGAACATGTTTATTCGGAGACCAGGCGGCTTAGTGGGTTAGATGAGTATCCAGGTTGAAGTGATCCAGCGCGGCCTCGACCTCCGAGTGTTTGGCGGGGAAATCAAGAACGACGTCGTTCCCGGTCTGGTGAAGACTGCCGCGGATTATGCCGAGGCTTTGATGAGTGCCAAGGCTCCTGTTCGTTCTGGCCGCCTCCTAGGAAGTATTCGCAAAATCGTCTCTGAGAACGAGGCGATCATCGGTCCAACTGTGCCCTACGCAGTTTACGTCGAGTATGGCACGAGCCCTCACGAGATCCGCCCGGTATCCGCAAGCGTCTTGGCGTTTGAAGTGGCGGGGAAAATGGTGTTCACGCCGATCGTTCATCATCCTGGCACGAAGCCTAACCCGTTCATCCGGGAGACTGCAGAAGCAGTCCGGGACCAGATCCCGGTGTTTTGGAATCAAGCCATAAAGCGAGTTGTTGAATGATGACGAAGTATTATGATGCGTACAAACCGGTCTTCGACAGAGTCCAGACAGATCTTGAGGCAGCTGAGGGAATCAAGAAAGTCATTCTGGGAGAACAGTTTCGCGTCACGGAGCTGCCGATGGCAATCATAAGCCCGGACCCTACAGATATCAGCCAAGCAGTCTTCGGCACTACTCTCGACAATAAAGTGAACATGTCCGTCGTGCTCTTGATCCGGGAAACCGAGCCTACTAACTGGTTCACTGACATCGTCTCAGTCATGGGCGACGTCGTCGACGCAATCCTTGCAGACCGGACTCTCAACGGGAAAGCAACCGATATCATTCCGACTTTCTTTGCTCCAGGAGAAGTCCGGACAAGCGGAAAACTGTATTACGGCGGCGTTGTGAGGTTCCGAGCGACGATGTTTTTCACGCCTTGATAGGTTCAGGTCCTGGACATATGCGGTCGGAGTTGAAGCTTCACTTTTTCAAGAAGCTAATCAACTTCTGCATGCGAATCATCGACAGGCTTCTCCCGGAAGTCAAACCGTACTATCCTCAAACGAAGATGGCGGAACACGTCTTTCAACAATTCTTCCACGTGTACAGGCTCGAAGTCTACCAGGGCAGGTATGACGACGTGCCACGGCAAACGCTCGAGGGGCTTAAGGACCGCAACTTTCAGCATTTCCTCTCTTCAATACGAAAGGTCCTCTTGTTCCTGGGTGAGACCGATCGGTACTACAGGGCTTGGATTGGCCTCGCGTTCATCCTTGGAAAGGAAGAGTACGACCGGGCAGCTCTCGAGTTCACGCAGGAAGAGTTTCTCCGGCGTTATGATGAGCAGTGGGAGCTCAGGTTCAGTCGGGTGCATCCTGGCTATTTCACGAGTTACAAGTCAGAGTTTCTTGATATGATGTTGGCGTCTTATTTGCCAAACATCGTGCGAATGGAGATCGACAAGTGCGGTCTTCCGCAAGGCAAGAAACAAATTTGAGGTGAAATGAAAAATGCCAAATACGACCCCAGTTCTTGGGCGCAACGCATCTATGGTTCTTGATGGAGCATCGATCGGGTATTTGAAGGGAATCAGCTTTGACATCGACGCAGAAGTGATCAAAGACTACAAGTTCACAA